TAACTGGTTCTGCTGCTGCAAATGTTACCTTTAGTTCTATACCAGGCACATATACTGATTTGCTTTTAGTTACAAATTGTAAAAATACCACTGGCGCAACTTATGGTTTATTGCTTCAATACAATAACGATACAGCCGCAAACTACAGTACTACCCTGTTATGGGGAACTGGCTCTGCTGCTTCAAGTTTTAGATATACAACTCAGTACAATGCTGTATTCGCAGGATGGGCTGGAAGCACAAACTTTTCTCCATACATTATTAACATTCAAGACTATGCTAATGCGACTACCTATAAAACAACTTTAAGTCGCTCATCTGATGCTGGAGATAGAGTTGGCGCAATGGCAAGTCTTTGGAGAGCAACTGCTGCTGCAATTACCTCAATCAAAATTTCATTTGAGCCAACGGCCAACATAGCAGTAGGCTCAACATTCAAACTCTACGGAATCCAGGCAGGTAACGCATAATGCCATTACAACTATACAAGATAGCATCAAATGATTTAACTACTACTGCCTCAAGCGTTACTTTTTCATCTATTCCTCAAGGATATACTGACTTAAAAGTTGTTGTTTCTAATCGCACAAATAGCGGTGGTGTAAACATTATGGGTATTACATTTAATGGCGTAACTACTGGATATTCATTTAGAAATCTTGAGGGTAATGGGTCAGCCGCAGCCTCTGGGGGTGGAACTTCAACTGGAGGATGGGCTGGTTTAGTACAGCCACCTTCATATACTGCAAACACATTTTCATCAAATGAAATCTACATTCCAAATTATACTTCCTCAAATAATAAATCTTGGTCTGTTGATTCAACAACGGAAAATAATGCAACAGCAAGTTATATGGAGTTAATTGCTGGTTCGTGGTCTAACACCGCAGCAATTACGTCTATTGCTATAACTGATTTAGGTGGCAATTCTTTCGTATCAGGTTCAACATTCACTCTCTACGGCATACTATAAAGAAAAGGAAATACAATGACAACACCAACAGCAATCGAAGTTAACTGCGCTACGGGCGAAGTTACAGAACGCGAACTGACAGCAGAAGAAATCGCACAGCGTGAGGCAGATGCAGCAGCATATGCAGAGCAGAAGGCAGCAGAAGAAGCAGCAGCAGAAGCACTCGCTGCACTCAAGGCATCTGCTCGTGCAAAACTGGTAGCAGGTACACCTCTTACCGAAGAAGAAGCAGCAACACTCGTTCTCTAATTTTATTTCTTTCTAGTAGTGGAGGTATGCCTTGGCTGGCAGAGATATTACCGAAGGTCGTGCCGAACGCTCGATTGCAGTTGACGTAGGTGTAGTTTCATCTACTGCTATCTGGCAGAACACCGATATGTCTTACGACGTAGCACTTGGTGGACTCCCATTTATCTATGCAATCAATGACTCACGCCCTTATGTGCGTCAGACTGCACCGTTCCGTAAGGACCAGTTCGACAATGGCGCAGAGCCAGGAGAGCAGTCACTTACTGGTTGGTGGATTCGTAGCCAGATGTCATTCCACTCTGGCTCAGGTATCAAGTTCTTTGACCCTGCAACCACAGATGAGAATGGGCACTATCGCTTTGCTGATAGCAAGGGCATAGATGTCTGGACTAAAGGACAGGCTACTCTGCTCAAGTCTTGCACATCTACTCACACGGTTACTGGTGCTCTTGCATCTAATGGTGTGACACAGCAACACTTACGCTCAATCAAGTGGACTGCAAACAGCAACAACTATAAAGGTGTATTGCTTTACGATGAGTACGATGTAGATAAAGTTTTTCCTGCCATTACTGTTTCTATTAGCAATAAAGCATTGACCTCTAACGTAGCAACCCTGACTACATCTGCAGTACACGGCCTATCTGTTGGTATGCAGATTACCATTACTGATGTAGATGCCACCTTTAATGGTGAGTATCGGATTACTGGTGTACCTACAACCACTACATTTACATATGCTAAGACTGCCAGCAACGTGGCCTCTACTGCTGTGTCTCCAGTAGGAACTGGCGTCGCTTCGATTATTCACTTTGTTGACTATAATTCAGGTACGGATTTGCCAGTCTATGCTATCTGTGACGATGGAACATTTGCCTACTGGATTACCAACACAGCAACCAAGAAGACTGTATATAAAAAAGCATTAACGGCTACATCTGCCGACGCAGATACAAAGATGTTTGATGAGGTTGGCGCTATAAGCAACGCTGCAATGGAGTATGTCAAAGACCGCATTGTAATGTGCGCTGATAATAAAGTGTACGAGTTCTCTACATCAGCAACTGCTATGCCAACAGCAATATACACACACCCAACAAGTACCCACGTCTATACATCGGTTGCTGCATCAGGTCCTGCTATCTATATTGCTGGATACAATGGCATTCAATCAACAATTCAGAAGTTTACTCTCTCTACTGCTGGCGTAATGCCAACCCTTACTTCAGCAATTGTTGCAGCCGAACTCCCAGTTGGTGAGATTGTCCATAAGATTTATTATTACCTAGGCTATATGATAATTGGTACAAATCGCGGCATCCGCGTTGCCGCTATATCTGGCCAAGATGGTTCAATTAACTACGGTCCACTAATTGTAGAAACATCTCAGCCTTGCTTTGACTTTGCTGCTCGTGACCACTATGTATGGTGTGCCACTGGTGTAGCAGGTGAGCCTGGAGTCATTCGTATTGACTTATCAAATGAATTAGAAACCCTACGTTTTGCTTACGCTAACGACATATATCAAGATGGCGTTGCTGGATACAAGACAACTGCTTGTGCTTTCATTGGCAACGATGACCCTGGCGTAACCGACAGACTCGTATTTTGCACAGCCAACAATGGCTCAGCAGATGGAACAATTTACATTGAAGACTCTGCAACTCTTCGCACTACAGGTTACATCACTACAGGCAACATCCGCTACGGAACCCTTGAACCTAAGAACTTCAAGCGTCTCCTTGGACGTGGTGACTTTACCTATGGCTCAATGACACTTGAGACTGTAGATAAGAACAACGTTGAGTATGACCACATCTCATACGATGCAAGCATCAACCCTATTGAAGTAGGTACATCTAACCCTGCTACTGCCCAAGAGTATGTAGCATTTAAGTTTATTCTTTATCGTGATGGTACAACCAATAGCCTTGGCCCAGTATTCAAGGGCTATCAGGCTAAGGCAACCATTGCTACTCCACGTCAACGTGTCATTCAATTCCCAGTCTACTGCTATGACCTAGAGACAGACCGATACAACGTAGTCACAGGCTACGAAGGAAGAGCGATGGATAGAATCCAATTGCTTGAAGACATTGAGGAATCTGGAGACGTAGTAACTTGGCAAGACCTCACCACTGGTGAGTCACGTCAGGCAGTAATTGAACAAGTATCATTCACTCGCGGTACCCCACCAGACAAAGGATTCTCTGGCTTCGGCGGTATTGTTCAGATAACGATTAGGACTGTGTAATGGCTGCATCAGAATGGGCAGCCTTTGGTGTTGCCATAATGACAATAACAGTTGGGTTTGCTGGCTTTGTGAAGTGGCTTGTTAAGCACTATCTATCAGAGTTAAAACCAAATGGGGGCGGTTCCGTGAAAGACCAAGTGAACCGATTGGAACAACGAGTTGACCAAATCTATCTCCTACTCTGTGAGAAGGAAAGCAAGTAAGTTCGGCGTATTATTTATTCTAATTGGAACTACATTCTTGTTCTACCCTCAAGCATATGCAGCAGTTGTTTATGCTGATGTAACGTGTGCTAATCAAGAGAGCACACAGCAGACATACCAGATTGGATGGGATAACTCTAACCAATTCTTTGAGGGTAGAGGTTACATTCCTAGATTATTTTGTGAGGGCGGATATGCACCACCAGGATTCAATGTTTACGTTAGTGATAATCTTTCTGATAGTGCTACTGGTTACTTCAATGGCGTAGTTCCTACCCCTGTTGTAAGTCCCAATCCTGAGACGCAGACCGTTCAGTCGGAAACTGTGACTGCTCAAGAGACTTCGACTGTGACCGACTCAGCAACTGTTGAGTCTGAAACTTCAACTCCTGTCGTGCCTCAACCAAGTCCCTCTCCGAGTCCTTCAACAGAAGATTCTCAGACCGCAGTTGTTGCACCTGATGAGACAGTAACTGCAACTGATTCTGCAACCGTTGAGACACAGACTCCAGTTTCCGATACTTCAACACCTGTGCTACCAGCAGAAACATCAACGGTAGATACCCAAACAGTAGAATCAATTCCAACACCTGTGGTTACTCCTTTACCTGAGCCAACGCCAGTAGTACAACCAGAGCCAGTAGTGGTACCCCCACCAACGCCAAGGCCAGAACCATTACCTGAACCTACCCCAGACCCAGTACCAGAGCCTGAGCCAGAGCCTGTGGTGGAAGAAGTTGAGGAACCTGTACTTGAAACTCCTGAAGTAGACGAGCCAGTTATAGAAGAACCAGTTGTTGAGGAACCTATTACTGAGGAACCTGTGATTGAAGAGCCTGTTGTTGAAGAGCCTGAAGTCACGGAGCCTGAGGTCGTTGATGAACCAGAGCCACTTGAGCCTGAGGACATACCTCTTGAGGTAGAGCCTACGCCAGAACCTGTTCAACCTGAACCTCCTATATCTACACCTGAGCCTATTGTACCAGAAGTGGTACAACTCACCCAGGATACAGACCTTAGCGTGTTACCACCTGATACTCCAGTGGAACTGGAGAACGGTGTAGTTCTTACAGCAGAGGTAGTCATCGCACTTCAATTGTTGGAGAACCCAGCAGAACTTTTAGCAGAGATATTCACCGACCCTGGACAAGTCTTGTTAGCCCTGGGAAGTATCGGTAGCGATATGTCTCCTGAGGTACGCGAGCAATCAGAGAAGGTAATCATCTCTGCAGTAATTGCAGGAAACATAGCCACTCAAGCAGCAGCATCTGCTGCCCTCGCAGCATACAGGAGAAACATATGAAGAAGTTCATCTCAGATATTGCCAATCAACTATGGACACTCTTAGGAATGTTCGTGGCCTGGGTGGTATTGGAAGGTTCGGCTAAGACAGTGGTGGGCTACGCAATCATTGCAACCCTTGCAGTCTGGTCTATCACACTCAACATCCGAAATATGAAGGACGAATAATGGACACACTCAAGAACGTAATGATGCGAATTTTCGCAGTCATTGCAGCAGAAGCACTAGGAGTTATCGGTGCTGGTTCCCTCGTTGGAATTGAAGTATGGCAAGCAGCAACACTGGCTGGCGCACTTGGTGCAGCACGTGTACTTGAAGCCCTTGCTCGCTTCTACCTAGCAGATGGAAGCCTGACATCAGAAGAAATCAACGCAGCCTTTGCCAAGGTTGACAAGAAAGCGAGTGAGTAAATGGGACAAAGACTAGACTTCATCAAGGTAGCCGAAGGCGAACTAGGTGTAATTGAAGGTCCGAAGGACAATGAAACAAAGTACGGCGCATTTACAAAAGCAAACTTCCTACCTTGGTGCGGTTCTTTTGTTAACTGGTGTGCTAATGAAGTGGGCTTGAAGATTCCTAACTGTGTATCTACAGTGGCAGGAGCCACAGCCTTTATGAAGAAGAACCAATGGGAGAAGGCAGAGGAAGCAATTCCTCTACCAGGCGACGTAGTGTTCTTTGACTTTCCGAACGATGGCGTTGACCGCATCTCTCACGTAGGGATTGTAGTCAAGGACAACGGAGACGGAACAGTTACCTGTATCGAAGGCAACACTGCCCCAGATAAGAAGGGTGACCAGCGCAACGGAGGCCAAGTCTGCCTCAAGGTGCGTGCCTACAAGAAGAAGAACGGTTCCAAACTACGCAGGTCACAGGCTGTGACAGTCGTGGGATTTGGTAAGCCAGTCTTCAAGTCATAAGGAGAAAAATGAATACAACCAAACTCGTTGCTATGGCAACTACCTACGCACGTGCAGCAGTCCCATCAGTGGTGGCTCTGTACGCAGCAGGAGTAACAGACCCAAAGACACTGGCATATGCTTTCGCATCAGCGTTCATTGCCCCACTCTGGAAGGCACTAGACCCTAAGGCCAAGGAATTTGGCATTGGAAGCAAGAAGTAAACACCCTCAAATAGGGCTTTAACAGCCCCGTAGAGACACGAAGACCCTCACCTCTAGGTACTTACCTAGGAGTGGGGGTCTTTTTCTCATTTCTTCTGCACCCAAACCTGATAGTCCTGGCTCAGTAAGACGTACTCACCCTGCTTCTCTTCAAGAAATCTATCTATCGCAAGTTTAGGACGCAGTTCTGGGTGGACATCCTGACCCCAAAGGTAGTCATCAAAGGCAAGAATGCCTTCGGCCTTGAGTAGTGGCCAAGCATTGGTGGCATCACGATAGACAGCCTCTTCCGTATGGTCACCGTCTATGTAGATGAAGTCGTACTTTTTCTTGAGGCTAGGTAACACGGAGGCTGAATCACCTTTCATAAACCTTACGTTCTCGTACTTTTCCATTCGCTTGAGGTAAACCCAGTAGACTACATTGAAATCCATATCCTTATGCTCACGCTCATCAGAGCCTTGCCAAGTATCTACATCGGTCAGAGTTGATGACTGGTCAGTTAGTATGTTGGTAAGTAACCACTCACTAGCATCGCCAGTATATGCTCCCACCTGTAGAAACTTAAGGTTAGGTTCACCCTTGAACTTGGTAAGATGATTCTCGAAGTTATACTTCTGGCTATCAAACCAGTTGGGAAATGTCGGCGTGTCGTTTTCCATTAGGTATCCTGTCTGTGTATAATTAGTTATATAATAACATATAAATAATATATATAGGCGCGAAGCGCCTTATATAATATATATAATTATTATATACTACAATAGATTTAGATAGTACCCTTGTTTTAAGTACCCTCCTGTCCTTGACAGGGGTACTATCTAACAACTACTAGACGGAGGATGAAATGCTCAACCCATTTAAGAAACGAATCAAGACAGAAACTCTTGACTCTTTGATTGGTATGTTAATTATTGAGATTGATGAAATCTCAGAGTTGATTGAAGAACTTCGCAAAGACTTAGCAGACCTGACTGACTTCGTGGAAGACCACCTTGATTAAGTTAGATGATTACACATTACCTGAACACATCAGTTACTCAGCATTCACAACCTATCTGACTTGCGGTTATCAGTACTACCTAGGCAGACTACTGCAGGTACCTGAAGAGCCAAGCATCTGGTCAGCAGGTGGCCGTGCATTCCACTACGCAACGGAGTTGTACGACTATGACAACGAATGAACTATGGGCTAAGGCTTGGAAGAAAGAAACCGAAGGCTTAGACCTCAACACTGCACGACGTGCAGGACGTTCCACTAAGGACAATCCTAACAAAGAGGATGGCTTCTGGTGGGATACCAATGGTTCCATTTGGGTAGACAACTACATCAAGTGGCGCAAGAACAATCCTAATTGGAAAATCTGGACAACACCACAAGGTGCACGTGCTATTGAACTGGAGTTAAACCCAGTCATCGCAGGTATACCAGTGAAGATGTTCATTGACAGAATCTTTGAGGTAGATGGTAAGTTAGTTATCGTTGACTTAAAGACATCACGTACACGCCCAACCTCTGACCTTCAGTTAGGCTTCTACAAAGTAGGAGTCGAACAGATGATTGGAGTAGAAGTCAATCTAGGAAACTACTGGATGTCTCGTGAGTCGGGGACAGGAGAGATGATTGACCTAAGTAGATATACGCTAGACACACTTGAGTATTTTGTTGATGGCTTTGACAAGGCACGCAAGGCTGGTATATTTCTACCGAACCTACAATCGTGCAGTTTCTGTGGACTCACAGCACACTGCCAATTCACAAAGGAAAAGAAATGACAACAGAAAACTGGAAGTTGCAAGTGTCAGTTAAGTCTCCCAATGGTGACTTGATTAACATTCGTGCTAACACTGCTGATGAACTCAGCGTGATGCTCGAAGGCATTACAGATTATTCACATCAGATTGCTGCTACATCTAAGGCGGTTGCTGCTGCTTACACAGTGCTCCCTTTAGCGACTGGCGGTTCAACTCAAGACACCGCGCCAGTGCAGTCTTACGCTCCAACCCAGGCGCAACCTCAATCCGCTACGGTGGCAGGGATGTCTACACCGACTTGCGTACACGGGGCACGCATCTTCCGCCAGGGAGTAAGCAAGACGAACGGGAAGCCTTACGCATTCTGGGCTTGTCCGACACCACAGGGGACACCAGACCAATGCAAGCCCGTCAACTAATACAGGACGAGATGATATAAGAATTGGTGGAGGGGTAACTGACGGGGAAGGTGGTTGCCCCTCTTCCAACTTAAGACAGGAGATGCAGTGAGAACTTTAGTAAGAAGCGTAGGACGACAGGACATAGGTGGAGAACCACTACCTAGTTGTTTCAAAACATTTGATGCAAACAAAATTATATTTCGTAGAGCAGAAGTATCTATGCTCGCTGGTACACCTGGTGTAGGTAAGTCAACACTTGCTATTGCACTAGCGTTGAAGATGAAGGTGCCTTGCCTATACATCTCAGCAGATACAAACGCACACACTATGGCTATGCGCCTAGCCTCTATGATTTCTGGCAAGAACCAGACAGATGTAGAGAGCCTGATGAATAGAGACCCAGGCTGGACGAAGGCTATCTTGCAACGTAGCAATCACATCGTATGGTCATTTGAATCTTCACCTACCTTGCAAGATATAGATGAAGAAGTTCAAGCATTCGAAGAACTCTGGGGTTGTCCACCAGTTGCTATCTTCGTAGATAACCTAATGGATATTGCAACAGATGGTGGCGAAGAGTTCGCATCTATGCGTGCCATTATGAAGGAGTTGAAATACCTTGCTCGTGCAACTAACACTGCTATTATTATTTTACACCACACTTCTGAGGCTGTTATGGGTAACCCTTGCCAACCTCGTTCTGCCCTCCAAGGTAAGGTGGCACAACTTCCTGCACTTATCTGCACTCTGGGTGTTGTCGGTACTTCTATGGCTATCGCTCCTGTAAAGAATAGATACGGGCGTGCCGATGCCAACGCTAACCTGACTTGTTGGCTATCATTTAACCCTGAGTATATGTACATCGAAGACATACCAGAGAATGGATAAGAGATGCTAAGAGAAGAAGAAGACGACCTCACACAGGAGATGCGTCAATTAGTTATGGCTAAGGTAACCGAAGAAGTTACTGCATTTATTATGAAGATTGAAGAAGCCAAGCCACCTGTCACTGATGAGTGGACAGAAGGTGTCAACGTCGGTATGAACTGGGCTATCCGTATCCTACGTAAGGACAAGAGCGCATACTAGATGGCATCCCAATCGCGCAAACATCGTGGGTACCGCAGTCAGAAAGTGTTGGCTGAGTATTTAGCGGTCAATGGATTTCCATACGCTGAGTCCACTGGTGCTGGGCGTAGTGGCTCAGACATTACTGGCACGATAGGTATTGACTGGGAAGTCAAGGCAAGAACAGGGTTTAATCCTGCTGCTGCCATTGCACAATTAAAGGATAGAGATAAAGGATTGCTAGGTCTTGTAGTACTAAGACTTAATGGTCAAGGAGAGAAGAGCGTAGACGATTGGGTATGCTTACTTAGGTTGGAGGATGCAGTGAAACTATTGAGAGATGCAGGATATGGTGATAAAAATTGACAACGACTTGCCTAACATCGCAGATGTCCTCACACACTACGGTGCAAACATACGACAAAGGCACGGGCAAGTTAACCTTAAGTGTCCGTTCCATTCAGATACGCACCAGTCTGGTTCAGCCAACCTCGACAAGAATATCTTTATATGCTTTGCCTGTGGCGTTCAAGGTAACTCGCTCCAAATTATTGCGTCAAGAGAAGGAGTAAACATCCGTGAAGCAAAGCGCATTGCAGAAGGAATTACTGGGGAAAGCAGCGAACAAGTACGCGGAAAGCATCTCTCTGGCTCAAGGCTACCTAGAAAGCAGGGGAATACCTCTGGAGGTAGCACGTCTGGCATCATTAGGCGTAGTCGCGGAGCCTGAAGTTGGACACGAAGCAATGGTGGGTAGGTTATCCATCCCTTACATCACTAAGACTGGTGTTGTTGACTTAAGATTTCGTGCATTAAACCCTGCGGTTGAACCTAAGTATATGGGATTGACTGGAGCAGAGACAAAGATGTACAACGTACTAGATGTGGAGCGTGCTGGTGATTACATTGGAGTATGCGAAGGAGAGATTGACACACTTACTCTTTCTTCTGTCATTGGAATTCCCTGCATTGGAGTCCCTGGTGCGAACAGTTGGAAGAAGCACTACACACGATTGCTGGCCGACTTTGAACGAGTCTTTGTATTCGCAGATGGCGACCAGCCTGGAACGGAATTCGCCCGTAGTCTTGCCAGGGAACTACCAGTTACTATCATTCAATTACCAGACGGATTCGATGTTAATTCTATGTACGTGCAAGAAGGTGCTGACTACTTCCATCAGAAGATGGATATGAAGAATGGACTTTGACGAACTCGAACCACCTGAGTCTTACTGTCACGAATGCAAGGAACAGTTCGACAACTCGTTCGACTTGATAGACCACACATTAGAAGATGATGAAGAGTTCGACCCTTACTACGTACTGCCCAACGGATTCAAACTGTTGCTTGGTTCTTTGTTAAGGTTTATGTACCACCATCGTGATGAGCCAGAGAAGATTGCTTTGATTAGCCAGTCAACTTACGTAACTCTATTTGCATCTGAGATGGGTTACGATATGGTAGATGAATTGGTTGAAGATATGGTAGTGAAGTCAGAGTTGCAGAACTTTGATGAAGAACTAAAGAAACTATTGACAAAGGATGACGATGGAGAAGGCGGAGCGTGAAGAGATATGGCAGATTATAACCCATCTGGTAGAGCAAGGATTGAACGTACAGGCATACAACGTGGAGGACCACTACCTCAAAGTAACCCTGTCGATTCCACTTTTGAGCAGGATGTAAGAGAGACAATGAAAGAACTCGGTGACTTGCTGATAAGTAAGCACCGTGACTATGGCCCGAAGAATATCTCTGACTCCCCAGGTGGTGCGCTCAATGGGCTACGTGTACGTATGCACGACAAGACGGCACGCATCAACAACTTGATTGACAATGGCACACAGGCACAACACGAACCACTAGAGGATTCATTCAAAGACTTAGCGAACTATGGTATAATTGCACTGTTAGTTCTACGAGGAAAGTGGGATAAGTAATGGCATCTAAGTCATCATTTGACTTAGACTTTGGCTATGGTCGCAAAGGCGAACAACTTGTAGATGAGTTGCTTACTGGTAACCTTACTGTTGAAGTCAAGCGTGACCGCAAGTGGTTCAAGACCAACAACTTATATATAGAAACTGAATGCTTCTTCCAAAAGGTAGGAGACTGGGCACCCTCTGGGCTAGGTGTAACTGAGGCAGGGTACTGGGCATTTGTGCTACAGGAATCAACCCTCATCGTACCTACCGATGTGTTGCGCTATGCGGTAAAAGAATTTGGCAGAGAGATTAGTTGCTTCATCCCACCTAATCAAAGTAAAGGCTTCCTCATAACAGTAGATGACCTAATGACTGCGACGAGAAAATATAAAGATGACGATAGAGTGGAATAGAATCGAACGCTGGCAATACATAGTTGACTCGGTTGCTGCTGAGTATCACAAGAAGTTTGAGATGGATGCAGATGACATACGACAAGTTCTTTACCAGTGGTTTGTTGAACATCCTGTCAAGTTAGATACGTGGGAGGCAATCGGTGAGAAGGATGCAAAGAACCTTATCTATCGTAGCCTACGCAATCAAGCACTAGATTACTGCCAACACTGGAAGGCTAAGTCTGGTGGGTATGAGACATCCGATTTGTTTTACTACGAGGCTGATATGGTTGAGGCTTTGTTGCCCTCTGTCTTGCGAGGTGAGTTCGGCGTGACTGCTAAGTTGAATCTCGGTAGGCCAGGCCGTCCCTCTGCACCTAACGAGGGTGGCAACCTGATGGCTATGATGATTGAGATTGACTATGCCTTCTGGAAACTGCCGAAGGATGATAGGAAGATACTGTTCCTGCGTCACGCAGAGTCGCTAGACTTTGCAAAGATAGGTGAAGAATTAAATATGGGTAGTGAAGATGCTGTGCGTATGAGACACAAGCGTGCCATCAAGAAACTTATTCATAAGGTCGGTGGCTTCAAGCCATACAGAGATGATGACCTAGAACCACAGGAAGAAGACAAATAAAAAACCCCCTCCGAAGAGGGGGCTTCTTACTTCTTTAGCACTTACAGAATTTTTTAGTGCTAAGACTGATGCGAATTACTGAACCACAAGTCTTGCACTTGATTGACTTACTCATCTTCTTCTCCTGTCTCTTCTGAATTAACTATATTTAGTTTTTGTTGAAGGTCAAGAAGCACTGACCCAAAGGTTGAGTCGTTCTTCTCTTGGTCGGCCATTACTGTTAATGCCCTGACACATACCTTCAACTGCCATTCTGTTATCTCTATCATCTTTTTTTCTCCTGTCTAGTAGATGATAAAACTATTATACCACAATGGTTTTCATTTGTCAAGCATCGGTGTGCCGCCGACTAATTCCATCTCACCACTGTCAACCCATAAATGTTCTGGATAATCTTTATCTAACTCTGCATTGTGTAGTTCGACTATCTCTTTCCAACTTTGTATTGTATTCATCTTATCCCCCTGTGCTATAGAAACCAGTGCCAGTAAACTTTACTGCTGGTGCTGACCATACTCTACTCATTGTGCTTTGGCAACAGATAGGTTCGGTGCTGTCACCATATGCCCTCTGCACTTCTTGTGTGCCACCACATAGGTTGCACTTGTATTCATATGTAGGCATCATATCTCCCCGTCAATAGGTGTAGGTGCTGTGCTGATGGAGCCACAGTCCTTGCACTTCTGTGTCAAATCATACCAACCAACTGCTCTGTCTTCCTCATCCCACATCACAGTTATCTCGAACATCAAGCATCCACAGATACAGGCTAAGGTAGGCTCACCAGTTAGGTCGAACATCTAATACCAATTCCTACGCTGGGAATGTTTCCACGCCCTGCAAGGGGTATCGTATCGGTGTTCGATGTAGCGATAGGCATTAAGTATCTGTACTGCTGGGTCTTTGCTCTTCTCCTTCAACATCTGGGCTATGCCGAAGGCACTGCTACCCTGCTGGTTCTTGGCCAGATGGTCGAACCGACTCTCTTTGGTGAACAATAGGCGGATACATTTACGTTCGTTTGCATCCCAATCCCATCCGTGTTGAGCGAATTTCATAGCCATCATTCTGTTGCGGTGCTTCTCTTCCATCGTAGCCTTGGTTCTTATCCTCGGCTTGACATCCACGTTGACATCTACTGTCACAGTATGGGTCAATGGTGCAAGGCTTGCCAGTAACACAATACCTATGACTATGAACGCTCTCTTTTTCATACCTTAAGTTTACCAATCTTTCTTCGAACATCACGTCTATGTCGTGTCTCGTGTCGCACTGAGTTATGACTGACAGATAACCCTGCTAACAAGGCACGCTCACCAGTGAGCAAGCCACCCCACACTGAGCCAACTCCGCCTACACTGATGACGTTCTCGCTCTCTAGCCCCTGTTGTAGGCACTCTGCTCTGACTGGACACTGATGGCAGACTTCTATTGCTTGCACTGTGCGTAGCACGTGCAACTGTTGCTCGTCTACATAGATAGAGTTCTCGTAGTGCCAGAGGTCTGGGTCTGGATGTCCATTACACGCTGCTTCTTTGTGCCAATCGCGCTTCATAGTCGCACGATTTCTACTGCGCCTGCATAATCTATGTCTTCGAAAGATAATTCCTTGGCTATCTCACGAGAATAAATCCATTCATCCTTCTGTTCGTAGGTCATAGATGACCAGTCACTCGGTAACTCTGTGCCCTCTGGCAAGGTAACGTCGATGCCCCTTGTGCCATTGAGTGCGTAGATAATTCTAAACTTCATAGTCTCTCCCTTAGTCCCATTTGTAAACAACTTCATTGTCTGCCCCACATTCCACGCAAGTAAACCAGAAGGTATTGTTGCGGTCTTCCCACTCTTTGTTCTCTGCTCCGCAGATGTAATCATTGGCTCCGTATGCTTCACACAATACAACGTGCATTATAGTTTGCCTTTCATACAGTGTTCGATAGTTCCCCAACAGTAACCTTCACCCTCAACCCACCAAATATGGTTGATGATTTCGTATCCACCCTTTAGCACTAGCCCTATGAGTACGAATACTCCTAGCACTAGGACAATCTCACCACGCTTAGTCAATGTCATTCTCTTTCATCCCATCCCCAACTTACACTGTGGCCATCTCTCTCGTATGCTTCAACTGTTGCACCGATAGGGATGGTCAATGGTAGCGTTGCTAGTTTTTCTCCCGTTACTTTGTTAAAGATAACAAACCCTCTTACTTTACTCATCTTATGCTCCTGTCATTAGTTTAGTTAGTAGTTCTCTGGCTTTGTCTAGGTTATCTACAACCCACACTTCTCCATCTTTCTCCCGTACTGTCCATATAATCGTGTCATCTTCGTACTGTCTGGTGACTGAGTACTTCCCCATAATATAGTGCCCTGCTTTAAGCCTAGTCAAGTGCATCTCGGTCACCATACCCTTCGTCAATGACTGTGATTCCATAGAGAGATACAAGGATGATGGGTAGTAGTGCTATGTATAAAGCCGTCATCGTAGGCATCCACAATTTTCTACTGGGGTTAGGCAATCTCCACAGAAGACTGTGCAAATTGAGCAACCATCACCTTCACAATCACCACATTGAACCTCGTTCATTAGCACTGCCCCCACGTCTGGTTCTCTAACTCTCCTAAGTCAAAATCATATGCCCAATCTGGGTAAGGTATATCTCTAAAGATAAGTTCGAATCCATCCATAGCGTGCCAAAATAGTGTGGCGTGATAGGACATCTCCTCGTGTGTGATGAGCAACCGACGAGCAAACCCTGTTGACTTCTCGCTAAGTGCTATCACATCGTAATCTTGCTTGACTTCAATCATTCTTTGTCCCCTTGTGCTTGCGTGTCTGTCTTGCCTTCTTTGATACACCCTGTGCAGACATACCATCCACCATCTAGCCACTGAAAATCTGCTACGCCTTCACAATATACGCATTCGTTTTCCTCCTTGTCAGATACATCGGACAGCCAACAATTACTGCACACTGCCTTGTTTATCCGTTCGCAGATGTAAGTCGCATCGGCTCCGCATCCATCACACGCCCGTTCTATTTTCATTCTTCTTCCCCTATCTCGTATAGATATCCACCCATCGCTGAACCTAAGTTGGTGTGGATGATGATAGCCCCGTGAGAATCTTCTCTTACGTAAGCGTTCGGCATATGCTCGGCCACCCATTCTTTCAATTCGTAGATGGTGTCCACTTCTTGTAGTTGCATCACTCCCCCTCCATTTCGAAATACCCGTCCTCGGAAACCTCGTCGCCGTAATCACTGGCGATGGATGCGAATGCACTTTCAATGCGTGCCTTCTCTTCGTCTCGTGCTTTGAGTTCTGTTGAGAGCAAGTCAAGAATGGGGTCGGTGTAATCTGTGGTGATTGGTTCGCCCCACTTCTCCCCGTGTGCTTGCACTGCTCGGAAGATGACGTGCAACTGTGCTTGTGTGAACATAATCGGCTTGTTGCTTCTCATTCTGCACTCTCCAATTCTTCTTCTAGTTCTTCGATGGCCTTGTTAAAGATGTCATTGTAATAAAGGTACAAGTCAAGGCTCATAAGGTTATAGATATGATTCTCGTTATCCTTGTTTATACCTAACTCTGCTGCCCCTCTGTCGTTGTACTCGCTCGGCATCTCCTGCCATTCTTGTACAATCTGGTTGTAGTACACGGGCAGATACCCGTCTATCCACTCCCCACTGTTATCGCGTATCGTGTCAAGGTCTGACCCGTTGGAAATCTCTGTTTTGAATTCCTCTTTCATCTGTTCTTTAATCTGATAGTTCATTAGTTCCCCTCCGTTGGTAGATTCTTCAACATCCAAGCGAGAGAGTCAAGTCTCCCCTGCCAGTACTGGTCACCGATATTCTCGCGCATCTTCTCAAATATAAACTCTGCTTCTCTCTCGATTACCTCGCGCATTAGTTGCCATCCTTTACTCTGAAATGAATCGTCTCCACTGTGCCCTTGTATCCGTAGGCTCTGAACTTTGCTAGATATTCCACAGCATCTGTCGCCTTGGCGAAGAACTCTTCGTTCCTGCCGTCTTGCCAGTTCGTGAACTTCACACGATATCCGCCCACGATGTATGAATTACACTCTGTGCTTGGTGTCTCTTCTATAGTCGCGTTCATCACGCCACCTCGCAATCGTGGCCATATGCCCATTCATTGGCATCATTGGTGTCTAGTAGGTCGAACACCCGTAGGCATTCGATACAGCGTGCCTTAGTTGCTATCTTCATTCTTCTAGTCTCCCGTCTAGTTGGATAGGCTTGTGCCTATCTCGTGCCCTAATCATCTCTCGCTGATGTCGCACTCGTCAAGTGTTTAGGGCGGTGACTTGCATCACATCTTAGCCGTGACTTCTCCCAACTCGCAGAAGGAATCTTGGGCGATTGAGTGCCACCTCAATAACTTCTCCACTCTTTCGGCCAGTGTCGCCATCTCCTCCGCCGTCCAAGTTCCGTCAGCGTCCAAGAGTTCGACTTCTAAGACTATACGGCGACTCACTCTCCTACCTCCTTAATCTCGCGCTTGACTTTATCGGCTAGGAGGGCAAGCCTATCGCCCCTGTCGCTACCCCACGTTCCCTGTCTATCATTCTCCACAGTGGAGAGAATTAGGCGTAACTCTGCTAAGGTGAATGCGCTCACGATTAGAACCCCCACTTCTGGCGATAGTAGATATTATTAGTCGCTGCGCTGGCGCATCGCTTGCCACAGAACATCCCTGCAACTTCTGCACTGCACCATTCTTGCAACTCGTGGCGTGAATTGGTAGGGATGCGATACTCGCACCAACTACAAGCGTAGTCTCCTTGACTGGTCTGCTTGATGATGTCGGCAGGGTGTAGGCGTGTCGCGCTCATTACTTCACCCCACACGCTGCGAGGAATATCTCGCGGTTAAAGCGTGGATTTGTACTGGCCAGACTGTCGGCGAAATCGTGCGCGATTGTGGCGCGGTCTGTCTCGCTGAGATAGGTCATTCCGCCTACAGTGTCGGCGATGAGTTGGAAATCTTTACGTGTCATAATCTGGTTCTCCTGTTCTAGTCGGCAGGGAGGGTAGTTCCCCCCTACTCGTGCCCCTGTAGGTCGTGAACCTTCGCCGTCGATACGGGCAGGGGCGGTAATGCTACTTTACAGACCAGACTTTAACGATTAGGCCGTCTATGAATTCTGGTGTCATAAGGGTATCGACCCCTAGGGTCTTATCGCTAATCTTGTCACGAAGTAATTGTAGTGCATAGTTGATTGCTCCCTTATCGGCGAGGTTCAATTTTGGTTCCATGTTCTAGACTTCCGTTCTACTCTGTGCTTCGGGGTAGTTCCCTTGGCTACAAGAAGAACATTATACGAGGCGAATACGCGTGTCAACCCTAAAAATGGTCATTCGTGGTCATAGTGCTGTGATGTCCATCACACCTTGGGAACCTAGGAAAATCTATTTGTCGACAATTAAAGTAGTTGAAATTTCAATCACCTTCCCCGATAAGTTACCAGTGAGTAAGTTACCGAAGAGTAATATAGCCCCCGTCAATTATGGCAGGGGGATAGTTGAATCTTCAACTAATTTGCATTTAATAAAATTGTCGACATTTATATTATGTTACTGTCAGGTAACTTACTGGTAAGTAACTTAGAATCTAAGTCTAGTCTATAAGAATAAAATATCTGTGCTCAGGATATTATGAGGGTAGAGTGATTAAATCCGTCAGGATAAGATATATATGTCTCACCCTATAATTTTCTGTTATAAGTTACCCCCCATATATACTCTGAACAGGACTTTTGCCCCAAAGGGCAACTATTCTAAAAATATATCCCAAACCGATGTTCGGTTTTGGGGTAATGAACGGGTTATCTTATATAGCAAGAACTAATAAAGTTCTAGCGAACTTCGCTTCGCTAGGGCTTCGCTCGTTCGATATAATATATAAATATCGAACCTACTTCGTAGGAATGCGCCAGAGTTATGCCGTTATTTTGGAGGCGTGATAGGTGTTATATTTACCCTCCTCCAGAGGGCGACTGGATGGGATGTTATGGGACGCAAAGCAGGAAAGCAGGACCTCTCCAAGATAGAGGCCCAAGAACGGGTACTACTCCAACTGGAGCAGGGTAACACTATTACTGGTGCTATGGGTACCGTCAATCGTAATGACACAACTTTTAGACAATGGGTGATGCAATCACCTGAGTTCAAGGAACGCTCCGAGAAAGCCCGACTTGTGGGCAAAGGGGTCAAAGCAGACCTAAAGGAAATAAAGGACATTGCCTTTCCTGACTTCTGCGAGCAGTTCTTAGATACACCCCTCTTCGAACATCACCTCGACTGGTATGACTTAATCGAGGGTAGGGAGCCTAGGTGGATTCACCCATCTATGACCTACGAGCCAGGTGCCCTTAACCGTATCCTGATTAACGTACCACCTGAGCACGCCAAGTCTACGGTCATCACGACCAACTATGTCGTCCACAAGATTGTTACCAACCCTAACTCCAGAGTCATCATCGTCTCTAAGACCCAGGGTATGGCCCGTAAGTTCCTAGGGGCTATCAAGACCAGACTTTCACACCCAGCCTATACCAAGTTACAGGTGGCCTTTGGCCCTAATGGTGGCTACAAGGCAGATGCAACCCAATGGTCAGCCGATATGATTTACCTAGGCACAGGACGTGACTCTGGTGAGAAGGACCCTACGGTTCAAGCCCTAGGCTTTGGTTCACAGATTTACGGTGCACGTGCTGACTTGATTATCCTTGATGACGTTGTGATGGGTTCCAACGCTCACGAGTGGGAAAAGCAACTTGAGTGGATTCAGAAGGAAGTTATCACTCGTCTGGGTCGTCACGGCAAGTTGGTTATCGTAGGTACCCGAATTGCAGCAGTAGACCTCTACAAAATGATTCGTGACCCAGGGCAGTGGACGGGTGGCAAATCCCCATTCACTTACTTTGCTCAACCAGCAGTACTAGAGTTTGACGAGAAGCCTGAGAACTGGAAGACGCTCTGGCCTAAGTCTAATATGCAAGAGAATGAAATTGATGGGGCGGATGAAAATGGACTTTTTCCCAAGTGGGACGGACCTTCTCTCTTTACGCGACGCTCTGAGGTCGCACCGTCAGTTTGGGCTATGGTCTACCAGCAAGAGGATGTCCAAGAAGATTCCATCTTCTCACCAACCTGCGTTGCAGGAAGTGTCAACGGAATGCGAAAGCGTGGCCCTCTCAAACCAGGGATTCCTGGCCACCCTAAGCACGCTGAGTCCACGTATACGGTAATCGGACTTGACCCTGCTATGGCAGGTGCTACAGGTGCGGTGGTTATTACATACAACCGAACCGATGGCAAGATTTATGTTTTAGATGCAGTCAATATGACAGAACCAACCCCAGCCAAGATTCAAGATTTAATTGAAGAATGGGTGGATAAGTACCGTCCTCAAGAACTGCGTATTGAAATCAACGCTCACCAGAAGGCTTACGCCTTGGATGAGAACTTAAGACAGTTTTTAGCCCAGTATGGGTGCCAGTTAAACTCACACTTCACTGGCAAGAACAAGTGGGACACATCTTTTGGTGTGGCATCTATGGCAAGCCTATTTGGTAACACCAGAGATGGACGCTTCCAGGATAACAACCTGATTGAACTACCAAGTAACGAAGGCTCTGAAGGCTTAAAGACTTTGGTACAACAGTTGATTACCTGGAAACCAGATACACGAAACCCCACAGATACTGTGATGGCTCTATGGTTTGCGGTAATCCGCGTCAGAGAGTTGATGCAACAAAGCACCAGAGTCGGTCAGTACCAAACAAACCGATGGGCTACACGAGCACAGATGGCAAGTCGTGGTTCAATCAATTTAGACGAAACGTTTGCCTCACAATGGGCAGACCAATACGGTTAGGATAACAATGGCACTATCAATGGAACAGGTTGCAGCGCGAGTCCTGTCTATGCGCTATCGCAACAATGAGCGTGATGCTCGCAACCTTGACGTGCTCGCTGTCCGTAAAGGAAAGATTTCCGAAGTCTACCCAGACTTCTTCCCCGATGGCGTAGATGCAAACGTAGTAGCAAACTTTATTGACATTGTGGCACGTGACCTCTCTGAGGTTATGGCACCACTGCCAGCAGTCAATTGTTCTGCTGCAAACCAGGTATCAGATAAGGCACGTCAGTTCGCAGATAAGCGTACTCGTATTGCCTCTAACTACTTCAATCACTCAGACCTCTCAGTACAAATGTACTCAGGTGCTGACTGGTACCTCACCTACGGTTTCGTCCCATTCATCATTGAATTAGACGAAGAATCAAAAATGCCACGTATCCGCGTAGAAAATCCAATTGGGGCTTACCCAGAGTTTGACCGCTACGGACGTTGCGTTGCATTTGCGAAGCGATATGTAATGACCCTTGGCGAACTTGTTTCACAATTTCCTGAGTATGAAAGAGAACTTCTTGGTGGCTTCGGCTACAAGCAGGACCTCAACGCTCAGATTGAAATGATTCGCTATTATGATGCTGACCAGTCAATCATCTTCCTTCCAACAAAGGATAACTTAGTTCTCTCAAAGGCTAACAATCCACTTGGCAAGATGATGATTGTTGTTGCACGTAAGCCATCTATTGACGGTGAACTTCGTGGACAATTTGATGATGTCCTTGGCATCCAGTTACTACGTAACCGCTTTGCACTCCTTGCTATGGAAGCAGCAGAGAAATCTGTTCAGTCTCCAATCGTACTTCCTAACGATGTTCAGGAACTACAACTTGGTGGAGACGCTGTTATCCGTACAGCAAACCCAGCAGGTGTACGCCGTGTGGAACTTAACATTCCAGCAGGAGCGTTCACCGAACAAGAAGTACTCAACCAAGAATTGCGTGTTGGCTCACGCTATCCAGAATCGCGTACTGGAAACATTGATGCCTCTATCGTCACTGGACAAGGCGTACAGGCACTTATGGGTGCATTTGATACCCAGGTTAAGTCTGCTCAAGCAATCTTTGCTGCAGCCCTACGCGATGTTATTAGCCTGTGCTTTGAGGTAGACGAAGTAATCTATCCAGAAGAAAAGACCATTCGTGGTGTTGACTCTGGTTCACCTTACGAAATCACATACCGACCAGGCAAGGACATCAAGGGCGACTACTCAGCAGATGTTCGCTACGGAATGCTCGCTGGTCTTAACCCTGCACAGGGTCTTATCTTTATGCTACAAGCACTAGGTGGCGGTCTTATCTCCAAGGATATGGCTATGCGTGAACTACCATTCACAGTTAACGTCACACAAGAACTTGAGAAGATTGAAATTGAGCAGATGCGTTCTTCGCTTCTTGGTTCACTTACAGCCTTCTCACAGGCTATTCCACAAATGGCAATGCAGGGACAAGATGCCTCAGACGTGGTACGTAAAATTGCTGCGGTTATCAAGGCTCGTCAAAAAGGTGTCGCATTAGAAGATGCCATTGAAGCCACATTCGCTCCGCAGCAACAAGTTCCTCCTGCTGGGGCACCACAAATGGTTGAGCAACCGTCCCCTGCTCCCGAAGGCGTTCCAGCAGGAGGCGCTCTTGCACCAGAAGGTATGCCAGCAGAGATGCCACCAGCAGAGCAAGCACCAGCGTTGCAAAGTTTATTGTCAAGCCTTTCAGGAGCAGGTACGGCTAACGCCTCTGTTCGTACAATACAGCGTAGATAAAAAGGCTGGGGACAATGACAACGATTATAGGAATACAATACGAAAAAGATTGTGTTCTGGTTGCAGATAGCCAGACTACGGATGACAGTGGAAAGATTTTTACACATCCAGATATCAAGAAGATTTCAGAACGAGGACAGTTTCTAATTGCTGGCTCAGGTGAGGTTCTACCTTGCGATGTAGCACAACATATTTGGGAACCTCCAGTTCCTACTAAGCAAGACAAGCAAGACCTTTATCACTTTATGATTGCGAAGGTAATGCCTTCACTCCGCAAGTGCTTATCATCAAATGGTTTTAACTTTGATGAACCTAAGACAGAGCAACGCTTTCAGTTTCTGATTGCAGTCTGTGGAGAAATCTTTGACATTGATGATGACCTATCGGTCAGCAGAAATGCAGATGGAGTTTATGCAACAGGTTCTGGCGCAGCGTATGCAATAGGAGCACTACACGCTGGAGCAGATGCCTACGAAGCAATGGATATAGCAGCAAGGGTTTCTGCTTTTACTGCTCCACCTTACATATCAAAAATACAATTCAAGCATACTAAGTAGGGAGAAATAAATGGCAGAAAACAGAGGCGGAATGCGCCCTACCGCACCGCAGAACAACCCTGCTAACATTTCAGCAACTGGTGGCAATGGTCAGTCTGGTACACAACCAGCACGTTACATCTCAGGTATGCCTTATGGTCAAGGACAAGAGTTAATGCAACAGCAGCAAGCAGAAAAGATGGCTGGTCCAACACCATCAGCACCTTCTGCTCCATCACTTGCAGCACTTACACAGGGTCCAGCAATTACTCCACTGAATGCACCAACTCAATTTCCAGATAGACCAATTGGGCAAAATGGTATTATTGATACAGCATCTTTGAATTTACCTCCAGCAGTTCCTGGCGAACTAGATGATGCAATCCAAGCACTACAGGCTTTGTACCTACAGAATCCACGCAATGAAGATATTCGTCGCGTCTTTGAAACTATGGAGCGTGAAGGTAGGCTTGGATGAGTCAACCACCTGGAGTATCTAAGGATAAGAACGGTAACTGGACTCTTACTGGAGTTGAAGAGCGAAACATTACTCAGCAACAGGCCGACTATGAGGACTTGGTAAAGTCTACTGGACAAATTCCAACACAGCAGGGTGTTAGCGCACTTAACCTTTTAAAAACAAATCCAGCCCTTTCTGCTGGTATGGTAACTGCGCTTGCTAAAAACAACGCTCTACCTCAAAGCAAATTGCTTGCTACTCTTGCACAGATTGACGCACAGACAAAAGCCCAGCGTGAACTTGATGCACAAAAAGAAGCACAGAAAGTATCTACTGAAAAGTTTCAGAAGACACTTCGTGGAAAGATTTGGACTGGCCTTAAGGGTGCAGTCCGCACAGGCTTTATTTATCCACAGTCATACTTTGAGGCTATGGGTGGACTTGTTCGTCAAACCTGGTCTGGTGTTGCATCTCTAGGCTCAGAGATTCAAGCCGCTAAAGATGGTAAAGTTGACTGGCTTACGGGTAACCCAATCAACAAGAATGACACACGCGAAAGCCTTGGTCTAAAAGATTTAGATGTTACAGATGCTATCAATCCTATGACGCAGTTTCGTCAAACAACTGGATACCAAGCACTGAAGCAATATGTTGATGAGGGACGCATTGACCTAGGTTCAGGATTCTTTGCAAGCGAAGAAGTTGGTGCAGGATTCCTAGCCCGTGAAGAGCAGAAGAAGATTGCTAAAACTACATTCGTTGTAGATGGACAGACATACGAGCGTCCAGTTTCTATCTTTGACCCAATTACTTACATCTACACAGGCGGAGATATCCAGTCAGAGAAGGCTCGACTAATCACCACTCTTGGAGATTTAGTTATCTCATTCAAGACTGACCCATTTATGGCTGTATCAAAGTCTAAGAAGGCTCGTGATGCTGCTGCTTTAGCAGTACAGACTTCCAAGGGTGCAGAGTCAGCAAAGGCTCTCAAACAACTTACATACCTAGATTCTGTACTAGAAGAAAATGTTGCAGCAATTCGTGCAGCAGTTGATGATGTTAAGTTTGCAGATAACGCTACTAAGGCTGAGAAGCAAGTAGTAGTTCAGAAACTTCTTGACGAGCAACTCAAAGTTGCAGATGAAGCAGATAACCTTGTATATAGCGAGACTGCTATTGCCGATTTTCTTAACAGCCCTAAGGGTATTGCTATCTTTGACACTCTTGCTGATATGGACTTCAAGCAGATTTACAGCATCGGCAAAGGCTTAGGCCGTCGTGGTGGATTTACAGTAGAACAATCTAAGGTTCTTGCAGCAGCAAAGACTAGAGAAGAAGCAATGGCTGCTATCGCACCATATATCGCAGAAGGCTCAGTCGTTGCAAACGTACTTGAAGAAGGAACAAAAGTTGGTCGCGCCATCAAGGGTGCAGCAACAACCGTTGGTTCTAAGATTGGTCCAGTAACTAGCAAGGTTCTTGCTGGAAAAACCTTTGGTCTAAAGACTGCCATCACTGGCAAGGCTGCCTCAGCGTATGCAAAGATGCCTTGGATGGGCAAGATGTATGAAGAGATTAACCGTTCCCTTGGAACAGTAATCGGTAATGGAAAACTTGTCCACTCTTCTGACGTAGATACTCTTGTCGAGACAGTAATCAACTATGCTCGTGCAGCAAAGGTGTCACCATTAGTCATTGATGACCTAGTAAACTCAATCGTCTACGCTGACGATGTTTCTAATGCTGGCTACACAGCCAGTGCCAAACTTTTTGATGAGATTTTACGTGCCAACATTGACAGAACGCGAGTTGATGAGAAGGCACTTACAGACCTCACCCGTATTTTTGAAAACGGTCGCACAGAGATGGGCACCTACTGGGCACAGGCTCACCTTCGCGGTGCAAAGATTGACTATATGCTACTTAATGGCAAAAAATTATCAATCTCTGGCCCACACGTAGACTCAGAATTGCTTAACTCGACAGTTTACTTCCCACCTATCAAGGATATTCTCAACGAAATATCTGTTGCTAACCGATTGCTCAAGGCTGGCGTAGTTAAAGACAAGTTGGATTTCATAAGCAACAACGTATGGAAAAAAATTGTCCTAGTTCGCCCAGCATATGTTGTACGCAACATTGCGGAAGAGCAGATTCGTGTTTTGGCCAGTGGCCATATCTCATTCTTTAACAACCCACTGGCAGCAGTAGGTATGTGGCTTGGTCGTGAGACATCATCTAACCCAGCCCGTCGTTTGCTTGCTATGTTTGACCCATATAAGCACACACTTGCTGGTGATGGATTCAAACTTGGCAACACAGCAGATGAATTTGCTATGGAGATTGCAGCACACGATGCTCAATACGAGTATCTCAAGATGCTTCAGGACCGTGCTGTATCATCTTTCGACCCTGATGTATCTAAGGTCGAAGCAATACGTGGATATGACCTACGTGCATTTGGACACCCACGTTGGTGGGAGGGTCTTGCTAACGAAATTCGCATCCTTCGTGAATCTACAGCAGCACGTGCAGTTGCATTTGCAAAACCTGGAGAAGAGCAGAAGGCTATTGATTTCTTGCTACGTGGTAAGGGTAAGGCAGAGTGGGATAACTTTGTCAATGCTCAGCCAGTAGCCAACAGAGAGTTTTGGCGTAGCGATGAAGGTGTTCGTACATACCTTTTCACTGGCAAGAATAAGAACGATGAAAGCGTAGCCCTAGCAACACGTATCTTCCAAGTTGCAGGACGCGAAGGATTTTCTTCAGCAGCCATTCGTCAACTTATTGCTACTGGCAAGTATGAAGGTGCTGGAGTCAGCATAGTCGTACCAAGTTCTTTCGATACCGCAGCAAACTCTATTAACAATGCTGAAGAAGTAGGTAAAACTGGCAAGTCTCTTAAAGATTCTAACCAGATATTTGCACAGCAACTTCGTGAAGCATTCGATGGTCAGGGTGACTGGGAAGATATTCTCTACAAGATACCTAAGAAAGATATATCCATCAAGGATAAAGGCAATATCTTTGACCGTATTGCTGGCTCATTCTTTAATATCTCAACTAAGTTTGAGAAGCAGACAACTATGGGACCAGAATGGCGACAGTCATACTGGGATGCTATCTATAGCCTATCTCACGCACTAGATGCTGGGGCTGTGTCCAAGTTAGAGGATATGGCAAAGAAGTCTTTGTCTCCACTTAAGAGTTGGGATGGCAAGCCAATCGGTTCTGCTCACAGAGTATGGGATACTTTCAAGACTGCTAAGGGAACTGGCACAATTACAACAGATGAAGCCCACGCATATGCTTCTACAGTAGCCAATAAGCGTGTAGCAGAACTCTTCTATGATGCCTCACGTAAGCGTCTTATTGCCCATCAAGTACGCCTTATTGCCCCATTTGCTCAGGCTTGGGGTAACACAATTGGTGCTTGGAGCAAACTTGCTGCTAATAACCCTAACGAAATATACAAGATTGCTAAGAGTTTGCAGTGGCTAAGTAAGCCAGAATCATCAAGCCTTTACACATTGACAGATGCCAAGGATATTTACGACCCAAATCAGGGGTTCTTCTACAATGACCCTGAAACAAATGAGCGTAGATTCTTTGTACCATTTATGTCAACTGGATTGAACTTCTTGTCTAATGTTACAGGTATGAAGGGTTTATCAACCCAGGGTCCTGTGGCATTCTCAACAACACCACAGTCCTTTAACTTCGCATTTGCAACAGGAAACATATTACCAGGGTTTGGTATTGGAGTCACACTACCGCTTACGGTGCTAGATAAGTTGGGTGTTAACCCACTTAATATGCTTCCACCAACAATGAGAGATAAAGTAAATAAGATTCTCTATCCATTCGGTGAGGTTGATACAAGCAGTGGATTCATAGAAGGATTCTTCTTGACTCCTAACTACAGAAGATTGCTTGCTCCAATACTAGGTGAGGCAGCATATGGTTCAGCCTTTGCTCCTACCCTCAACTACCTAGCAACAGGTGGAGATTACGACCTAGATAACCTTGATGACCAGGCTCGCCTACTCAAGGATGCAGATAGATTTGCAAAGATGTTTACAATGTTTAGAGGATTCTTCGGATTCTTCTCACCATTCCCACTCACAATGGAGGCCCTGACACGTAAAGATGATGGAAGCGTTGCGCTTTCTTCAGCACTTTACAAGGACTTCCGTGAGATGGAGGTTGCTGCAGGTGGAGATAAGAACAAAGCCTATGCAGACTTCCTTGACCTATACGGTCCTAACTACATCTTTGCCATCATTGGATACACAAGCGGTTCAGCGACTAACCTATACAGTTACGAACTCCTACGTGATAACCCAGATGTAGCAGATAAGTACCCAGATACCTATGGATATATCTACCCTGGTGGTGGACTATCACAGGAAATGATGCGCTGGGAGAAGAAGCGTGGTAATCGTACAGTCCTTAAGAAGGATGAGATTATCGAGAAGGTAACACGTATTCGTTACTTTGCTGCTAAAGATAGATTGATGGCTCGTTCTGCTGCCGAAGGCTGGAGTAAAGACCAGTACGACGAAGCACTATCTTCACTAGGAGATAGTTATGCAGCACGTGGTTTGTCTATCACAACGGATTACTTTAAGGATGCACGTGTTCAGGCACAGATTGATGGCATTCTTAAGGATGAAAGATTCTTAGATTCAGATGCAGTACAAGGTCTACGTGACTATGTATACCTACGCAAGATTGCGCTAGAGCGTGCAGGTCGTGACCCTAACAGCACACTTGCTGTCAAGGGTGCAGAACCACAACGCATCTGGTTAGCAGAACAAGCAAAGGGAATCCTTGCTAACAACCCAGAGTTCCAGAAGTTTTTCTATACATTCTTTAAGTCAGAATTGGAGGGCTAACAATGGCAGCAACACCAACACCAAAGCCATCATCAGCACCTAAAGCAGGAAGCCCAAGTGCAGATGCTACTAACGTAAGCCCTTCGGCTCTCGCTGCTGCAGGTACAGCACCATTCGGTTCAAGCGGAACAAAGTCTGGTTTAGATGGTCGTCCAGTTGGTTCTCCAATTACGGTTGGTCAAGTACCAGCACAGTATCTTGGTGGAGAATTACAACCTGCAGTTCTTATTCAAAAGCAAACTCAGTACACAGATACATCTGCTATGGATACCTTTGCTGGATTATCTAACCAAGACAAGGCAAACCTTCTTGCGAAACTTGCTCAGATTCCTGGTATCTATAAGCCAGGAACAGAGCCAACAGCGCAAAGCCTTATTGCTATGGGCACTGCAATTGTGCCACGTAAGGAAGACATCGCTGCACTCACCAAGGTAATGACATACTCTGACAAAGTTGGAGAAGATTACGAGTTAAGCGTTAATAAGTTCTACACAAACAAGGGTCTTGCTGCATCATTCTTTAGTGTGCCAGGCAAGACTGTAGCGATGACCCCATCTGCTGCTCTCCTATCAGAACTTAACACCCAGTTTATGGACATCTTCAATGCTGCTCCAGACAAGAAGATTGCTGAAGCATATGCTAAGGAAGTTCAGAAACTTGAGGTTGCCCAGAAGGGTTCAATCAGCGCACAGCAGCGCGAAGACATTCGCCTAAAGTACATCCAGAATGCAGCAGCCACACGCTATAAGACAGCAATGGCAACTCCAGATACCAAGGATGATGCACTGCTTCAGGAAGGTGCACTAGGTATGGTTGTCAATCAGATACGCAATACCTACACAAACAATGGTATTCCTGTCAACAACGCAGAGATTTACAAGAAGGCTATTCAAGGTGTTCGTAGTGAACAGGCTTTGGCTAACATCATTAACGTAACTAAGCAACAGGCTAAGGCCCTATACCCAGCATTCAAGGACTTGATTGACCAGGGCGCAGAAGTATCTGACCTTGTTGCTCCATACGCCAGCGTCTACTCACAGATTTATGGCAAGCCAACATCTCAACTAAAGCCAGCAGACTTCTACGATGTTGCTTCTGGAGATAAGCCACTGTCACCTTCTGAATACAAGAAGATTCTTTACGCAAAGCCAGAGTTTAAGGATACTGAAACATACAAGAATACTAAGCAAAGCGCATTAACTGCCCTTGTTAGAGCATTCGGAATTGGACCTGCATAATGGCAATGACCAAGGCGCAATGGGATAAGACGCAGAGCAAACTGCCACCTGAGGATAGAACCTCATATCAAGATTACCTAGCCAGCGCACAGGCTGTAGAAGACACAGCACGTTCAATTGCTGCTACTCCTAGGACTACTGCTAAAGCAGCACCTGCTCCAGCAACAGTTGTGAATCCTGTCGCAGCAGCAATCCCAGTTGCAGGTGTAGTTAGCACGCTTGGAGCAAGTGCAGCGCCAACTGCTGAACCAGTAAAACCAATGGTGCCACTAACACCACAGCCTATTAACTATGCAACTACAAAGATTTATGACCGTATGGGTAACCTCGTTGAGGTATACACAGAAGGCCCACAGGCAGGTTACAGCGTAGCCGATGGCTCACTTGTTATCCAGGGTGAAGCACCTAATACTAACCTTGGAAATATGATGTCTGGCCTCGGTGGTGGAGGAGCAGGTTCAGATAGATTCGCTGGGCTTACCGCCCTTCTATCATCCTATGGCGTTGATGGTATTGCCAATATGGTTGACAAGGTTATTGCCGATTATCCAGAGTCCGACGGAGATGAAATCCTTAACCTCCTTCGTTATGACCAACGCTACAACAAGCCATATATGGAACGTTTTGCTGGAAACGCAGCACGTCTCAAGAACAAGATGCCACTGCTTAGTGAGGATGCTTACCTAAAGCAGGAACTCGGATACTCAAAGATGTTCGCATCTTATGGATTGAAAAATCTTGACAATCGTGAACAGTACACAAGACTTATTGCAGCAGACATAGATATTGATGAAGCAACACAGCGTGTATCTATGGCTTATGACAGAGTTCTCAAAGCAGAACCATCAACAATGAATGCGTTCCGTAGATTTTTCCCTATGCTTTCAAACCAAGATTTAGTATCAGCAATGCTCAATCCAGAAGAGCAGTTGCCAGCCCTTGAGCGCAAGGTGCAGTCAGCAGAGATTGGCGGAGCAGCGCTGCGACAGAGCCTTGTTGCAGAACTTGCAGATACAAGTTACAAGTCTTCTATGTATTCAAATGTACAGGCTGGAACCATCGGTGCTGGAACAATTGAAACTGCTGGAGTAACCCCTGCAACAGCAGTTGCTAAGTATGAAAAGATTGCTACCGACCTTCCAACTATGGAAAAACTTAGTTCCATCTATGGCTCAACACTTGACCAGTATGGACAGAGAGAAGCAGAGCAAGCAGAAATCCTTGGCCTTGCATCTGCAAAGCGCAAGAAGACAGCACTTATCGCTCGTGAAGAAGCGTCATACCAAGGAAGTGCTGGCACAACAAGAGCAAGTTTTGGCAAACCTCGCCAAGGCACAATCTAAATAGAATCCTGAACGGACCCATCGGCCCCGTCAGCGTACTAGACCGATAGCAAGAGCCAGACCAGTTCCCCGATTGGAACCTGAGGCTTGCGAACTAACTAATAGAGAAGGGTGGATGGTTGCTATGAGCAACAACTACTGGGATGACGACGAAGACGACCTAGATACCAATGTACCTGAGTCACAGATGGATGGAAGCGACCTTTTAAAGAAGTTGCGGAAAGCCAAACGTAATGATGAGAAGCGTATCAAAGAACTCACTGAGCAACTTGAGGGACTAACCAAGTCGCAGCGTGAGCGTACAGTCAAAGAAGTCCTAGACAAGAAAGGTGTAAATCCTAAGGCACAACGCTTAATCCTTAAAGACCTAGACGAAGTTACCGAAGAGTCAGTTAATAACTGGCTTGAAGATAATGGAGATTTGTTCGGATTAACTGTGAATGAGGATGCACCTGCAGTAAGTGATATGGACCGCGCTACATTACGTCAGCAGGACGCTATCACGCAAGGTGCAATAACACCTGACAGAGCAGAGAACCTAGAACAGAGACTTAATTCAGCAGAATCTGCTGATGAAATTCTCTCTATCCTTCGCTCACAATCATAATCATAGTTTCTAACTACTAAAAAGGAAATAACCTAAATGGCATATGTATCAACAGCCTCCGATAACCTCGGAGGAACCGCTGGTGGTGCTGGTCTAGTACAAAAGGCTTATGACCGTCTCTTGGAGTTCGCACTCCGTTCAGAGCCACTCATTCGTTCAGTTGCTGACAAGCGCCCAACAAATCAATCAATCCCAGGTTCAACTGTAGTTCTACAGCGCTACGTTGACCTTTCAGCAGCAACAACACCACTCACAGAAACAACAGACCCAGATGCAGTAGCAATGTCTACACCAACATCTGTAACTATTACTCTTGCTGAGTATGGTAACTCTGTTCTTGTTACACGTGCTTTGGAACTCTTCAGCCTTGCTGATGTAGACCCAGCAATTGCTAACATCATTGCATTCAACCTTGCAGATTCAATTGACGCTGTTGCTATGACAGAACTTCGTCAGGGCACAAACGTAATCTACTCAGGTTCAACTGCAACATCAACAGCAACAGTTACTGCTGCTGCAACCATTTCGTCTGCAAACATCCGTCGCGCAGTTGCAAAACTTCGTGCGAATAAGACAACAGCACGCAAGGGTTCACTCTACTGGACTGGTATTCACCCAGAAGTTTCACACGACCTTCGTGCTGAGACAGGTTCAGCAGGATGGCTTCTCCCTAACCAGTACGGTTCTGCACAGGACCGCATCTGGGCTGGAGAAATCGGCACATACGAAGGTGCATACTTCGTTGAGTCTCCACGTTTGTACAATGCTACAGACGGTTCAGGTTCTGCAAAGGTGTACCGCACCATTCTCTGCGGACAGCAAGCACTTGCTGAAGCAGTGGCAGAAGAGCCACACGTAGTTATCGGACCAGTCGTTGACCGCTTGATGCGTCATCGTCCAATGGGCTGGTACGGAGTTCTAGGTTTCAAGCGTTACCGCGAAGAAGCACTATTCCGTATTGAATCAGGTTCATCAATCGCTTAATTGATTGACGGGTGGGGCTAGGGAAACCTAGCCTCATCAGTAAGTTCATTAAGGAGAACTATGGCAAACTACACATTCAAGACACCATACGTACTTGAAGGTCCATCTGGTGGACATCGCTTGTTTTACTTTGCCAACTTACGCAAAGGTATAACTATCGTCAAGTCTGGGGCTACCTATTCACAGATACGTTATGCAGTAGATGAAGACCTTAATGACTATGACGTTGTTTATCGTGGTGGCTATGAGCACACAGTAGATGATGCAGCAAAGGCAGAGTTAATTGCTGCCAACGTAGGAGTAACAGAAGCAAACTTCACAGCACAGTAGGGGACAAAATGCACAGTCATATTAGCAAGGTTTTGGAATGGGGTTTCAGTGAAACTCACGATTTCGTGGCGACACTGTGGGGCTGTGTGCTCTGTGACCAGACATCGGACAAACCTTTTCTGGAAGAAGAAGATATAGATATTGACCATACACAATGTGACGAAGATTGCTTCGGGTGCAAGGTCAAAGGCTTGCAGTTAAATGCAGGAGATGCAACAAGAGATATACCTGATAAGAAGTGGAACTCTGAATTGGCTTCCTACCGCAAGGCTAGGGAGTCTGGCATACAGCCAGCAGGAACCACACACGCTCACGTTGAACAGGCTTATCAGGCTTCTGAGACATTGGGTAAAGCGTATGACGCAGACACAATGCCTAAGGCGAAAGACATAAACAAAAACACAGCAGCAGTACTAAAAGAAATAGGAGCAATCTAATGCCAATGGTAGGAATGAAGAAGTTCTCATACGACAAAAAGGGTAAGATGGCAGCAATGGCTGAGGCCAAGAAGACAGGCAAGCCAATGAAGAAGAAGGCTGTAAAGAAGAAAGTCAAGAAGTAATGGCAGCAGCACCTAAGCCAAAGCCTAAGCCAAGCCCATCTACATTCGCACAGCGTTCTGCTGCTGCAGAGGCTGAACTTCTTAAACTTGCGAAGGCTGGGTCAATCAAGAATCTCAATAAGACTAGAGATATGATTGCTAAAAAGTACGGCATTCGACCAAACGGATTTACAAACTAAGGACAAAAAATGACAGACCCTAGACTAAAGCGGATAGGAGTGTCAGGCTTTAACAAGCCTAAGCGCACACCGAATCACCCAACGAAAAGCCACGTAGTTGTAGCCAAGGTAGGAGATAAGGTCAAGACTATCCGCTTTGGTCAACAGGGTGTTACTGGCGACAAAAAGCCAACAGCCCGTCAAGCATCATTCAAAGCACGTCACGCTAGGAACATTGCTAAGGGTAAAATGAGTGCAGCATATTGGGCAGATAAGGTGAAATGGTAATGAAGAAAGCATTCTGGGATAAGAAGAACCCTAAGAAGAAATCAACACCACTGACTCCAGCACAGAAGGCTAAGGCTAAGGCAATGGCTAAGAGGGCTGGACGGCCTTATCCAAACCTTGTGGATAACGCAAGGGCAAAGAACAAATAAGAAAGCAGGGGACAATGCAAGAGACAGTATCAATCGCCTGGTGCGATAACGGTATGGTAGATGGCAAGTTTATGCAGGGCGTGACAGATGTAATGCTGAAGTCAGGTATTACTTTCCAGTCCACACTCCGTAGCCAAGGCAACCAGATTGCCAGACAACGTGAGACAGTAATTAGATATTGGCACGAGCAGAACAAATCTGACTGGTTACTCTGGGTTGACTCAGATGTAGTTATCAGTCCAGAGACATTCCTCAAGTTATGGAATGCCAAGGATAAAGAACAGAAGCCTATGGTTACTGGAGTCTACTTCACCACAGACAATCCAGAAGAACCTTTGATGGTTCCAATGCCTACGGTCTTTAACTTTGCAGACAATAAAGACGGTGGCTTTGGTCTAACCAGAGTGCACCCACTACCTAAGGACAAGTTGATTCAGGTAGGCGCAGCAGGTATGGGGTTCATCCTTATGCACCGCAGCGTGGTTGACAGGATTCTTAAAGAGTTACCAGATGTACAACTCTTTATGGAGATGGGACGAGGAACAAAGTTTATTGGTGAGGATATCTACTTCTTCGCATTATGCGACAAGGTAGGAATCCCACTCTGGTGTGACACAAGTGCAACTGCTCCACATATGAAGCGGTTCTCTTTTGATGAACACTATTACAACGCAATGACCAAAAGGAGATAACAATGGCAGGTACTGCTGGCAGCACACTGTGTGCCGAACTGAATCGTTTAGCCAACGGTGGAACCTACCCAGCGATGACAGCATTCCTTGATGAACAAGGTGCTGCCAACAAGTGGGCTGGTACTACAGGTAAAGCAATAATCGGTGCGCTTAACTACAAAGTTAGCGCGGCTCGTCAGCCATCTGCATTCAAGGACCTCAATGGTGTTTGTAACGAACTGGCTGGAACTACTGGCAAATCTGCGGTTGACGCATTAAGGACTATATAGTGACAACTACCCTTGCAAATATGATTGACGAGGTTCTCATCAACCTCTCTGGCTACACCTTTCAACAGGATAGAGCCACACACTTAACCGCCCCTGTTACTACGACAACCTCAACAAGTGCATCTCCACTTATCCTAAGCCTTGGGTCTACTGACTCTGTAGGTAAGGGCACTGTTGAGATTGATGAAGAACTGCTTTGGGTGGATACCTTTGACCGCGTTGCTAACACAGCAACTGTATCTCCTTATGGTCGTGGTTACCTAGGCACAACTCCTGCTACCCACGCACTAGATGCGAAGGTTACTATTGCCCCTACCTTCCCACGCTTTAGCATTAAGCGAGCAATCAACGACACCATTCGCTCCCTTGGAGCAAGCATCTTTGCAGTCAAGAGCACATCGTTTACATTCAATGCTGCACAGTCAACCTACGGTTTTAATAATCTTGACATCAAGAACATTCTCACAGTTTCTTGGCAAGACATTGGACCATCAAAGGAATGGCGACCACTACGTCGCTGGGACTTTGACTCAACAGCAGATGCCACAGCCTGGGGTTCTGGCGCACAGACAATCACACTAGGTGAGGCTCCTATCTCAGGACGCACAGTTCGCGTGGTCTACGCTGCTGACCCAACAGCATTTACAAATAATACAGATGTCTATACAACAACAACAGGATTGCCTGAGTCAACTCGTGATGTAGTAATCCTAGGCGCAGCCTATCGCTTGCTCACATTCCTTGACCCAGCACGTGCCTCACAGGTTAGCCCACAGGCTGACGAGACAGACAGCAAGCGTCCATACGGTGCATCACAGAGTGCAACCAAGCAACTCTACGCACTTTACACACAACGCCTTAATGAAGAAACACAATCACAGCAACAGAACTATCCCCCACGAGTTCACTTCTCACGCCGATAAGGACCGTCAATGACAACTAGAAAATACTCATCTCGCTCGCAGCAGACAACTCTGACTGCAGCACTTACATCGTCTGGTACATCGGCAACGGTTGTGTCAGGAACAGCCATACTTGGTGGAACGACAATCTCTGCTGGTGAAACATTCACAGTAGTTATTGACCCAGATACAGCCCTTGAAGAAATTGTAGATGTCACGGCGGTAAGTACTAATACACTTACCATTACTCGTGGCGTAGATGGCTCAACTGGTCAAGCACACTCTGCTGGTGCAGTAGTTCGCCATATGGCGATTGGTCGTGACTATCGTGAGGCTAACACTCACATCGAAGCAACCACAGGACACGGTGCAACTGGTGCAGTAGTTGGTACAACTAACACCCAGACCCTGACCAACAAGACTCTCACCTCTCCAGTAATGACTACTCCAGCACTTGGTACTCCAGCCTCTGGTGTGCTCACAAATGCAACTGGACTTCCACTAACAACTGGCGTAACTGGAACTCTTCCAGTAGCCAATGGTGGAACTGGAGTCACAACATCAACTGGTTCAGGTGCTAACGTCCTTGGAACTAGCCCAACAATTTCTAGCCCAACCATTACTGGTACTGGAACTATTGCAGGAACCTTTACAGGCAACATTACTGGCAACGTAACTGGTAACCTCACAGGCAATGTGACAGGCAACGTCACTGGTTCTTCTGGTTCTACCACAGGTAACGCAGCAACAGCCACAGCCCTTGCTACGGGCCGTACAATCAGCCTTGCAGGAGATGTAAGTGGTACTTCTGCATCATTCGATGGAACTGCTAATGCTTCTATCACAGTAGCCTATGCAGCCAACAGTATCGTCAACGACGACATTAACGCTTCTGCTGGTATCGCACTGAGCAAACTGGCTACAGACCCATTGGCTCGCGCTAACCACACTGGTACACAGGCTGCCTCAACTATCTCAGACTTTGACACACAGGTTCGTACTTCACGTCTTGACCAGATGGCAGCACCTACAGGTTCTGTTTCTGCTAACAGCCAGAAGATTACTAACCTAGGCACACCTACATCTAACACAGATGCCTCTACTAAGGCTTATGTGGATACTTCTATCGCTAACCTTATTGACGGTGCTCCATCTACCCTTGACACACTTAATGAGATTGCAGCAGCCTTGGCTGACAACGCATCATTCTCAGACACAGTGGTACTCAAGTCTGGTAGCACAATGACTGGTGCTTTGGCTATGGGAACCAACAAGATTACAGGTCTTGGTGACCCAACTAATGCACAGGATGCAGCAACTAAGAACTATATTGACACAGCATCAATTGCTCCAAGCAACTTGACTGGTCCTATTACCTCTGTCGGTCCTGCAACATCTGTAGCATCACAGACAGGTACTGGCAGCAAGTTCGTAATGGACAATACTCCAACACTTATTACCCCTGAACTTGGTGTGGCTACTGCTACATCTATCAACGGAACAACTATTCCAACCAGCAAGACTCTTGTGGCTACAGACTCAACTCAGTATGTAGTACCTAGCCAGACTGGTAACTCAGGTAAGTATCTGACTACAAATGGAACTGTATCTTCTTGGGGTGCAGTTGATGCGCTACCAAGTCAGACAAGCAATGCAGGAAAGTATTTAACCACAGACGGTACAACCGCTTCGTGGGCAACTGTAACAACCGACCCAACAGCCGACATCTTTATGATGATGGGCGCTTAACCAACTACAAGGAGAAATACAAATGGCAAAGAAAGTACTTGGGCAAGTAAACCCATCTGCAACAACTGCAACAACGCTATACACAGTACCATCTGCTAAGAGTGCAGTTATCTCATCTCTTACAGTATGCAACCAAGCATCAACTTCTGCTACTTTCCGTATTGCAGTTCGTCCTGCTGGTGCTACTCTGGCTGCTGTTCACTATGTAGCCTATGATGTTGCAGTCGGTGCTGCTGATACAACCTGTCTTACACTGGGCATTACACTTACTGCTACAGATGTAGTAACTGTGTATGCTTCAACTGCAAACATCTCTTTCCACGCTTACGGCGACGAGTCCTAATGGCAATCACTAGAGCAAGAACCTCTAGTGTTGCACAGGGGCCTACAACTAGAAAAACAATCTCAGGTGGTAATGATATAATCTTGCCTGGAGGTTATGAGTCTATTGCTACTACTACCGTAGGTTCTGGTGGGCAATCAACTGTTACTTTCAGTTCGATTCAAACATCGTGGACACATCTTCAATTAAGGATTTTTGCAAAAACAAATAGAGCCTTAAATAGGGATGGTATTTTAATAACCATAAATAGTGATTCTGGAAATAATTACACAGCACACGGACTTTATGGTGATGGAGCAAACCCTTTTACTGATGCTGGAACGGCTAGAACAAGTAATATTGTCTACCGAGCATCTGGAAATTCTGGTGCTACGGACATATTTGGAACAATGATAATTGATTTTTTAAATTATAAGGATACAAATAAATATAAAACTTTACGTTCTCTTGGCGGAGTTGACTTAAATGGTTCAGGAGAAGTAAATTTTTATTCTGGACTATGGTTAAATTCAAACGCAATTACCAGTATTAGTTTAGCACCTGCGGTAGGAACTAGTTTTTTACAGCATTCTCAATTTGACCTATACGGAATTAAATAAGGAGATAGAATGCCAACACAGACATATACTCCTATAGCAAGCCAAGTGCTTGCATCTGCAACTGGAACTGTTACATTTAGTTCTATTCCTAGCACCTATACGGATTTAGTTTTAGTGGCTAATTTTACTGTTGCAACTGCTTCTGGAAATTTAGTAATAACTTTTAACGGTGATACAACAAGCGGTCTTTATTCAAAGACACAACTTGAAGGAACAGGTGCATCTGTTTATTCTGGAAGAACGGCTAATGCAAACAATATTGGACTAGATTCTAATATGGGTAGCGATACAACAAGTCCATCTGTTCACATTCTTAATTTAATGAACTATGCAAAAACATCCGTATTTAAAACAGTTTTGCACCGTCAGTCTTCATTCTGGAGTGCTAACCCTGGAACTGCAGCAAGAGTTGGTTTATGGCGTAATACAAACGCAATTACTTCAATAACACTTAGCAATGGTGGAGTAAACTTTTCAGTCGGCTCTACCTTCACCCTATACGGTATTAAGGCTGGTTCATAAATGGCATTTACATATAGCAAACTAGCAGAGGTAACTGTTGGTTCTGGTGGCGCTGCTGAAATGGATTTTACTTCAATCCCTGGCAATTACACAGATTTAATAATTAAAATTTGTGGAAGGTCAAGTCGGAGTGGCGCTAACATTGATGAAGTTTATTTAAGATTTAATAGCAATACAGGAAG